AAAATACACAATTATCCGTCAAGCAATATCAAAAGACCTAGCAGCTTTTGTTGCAAATTATTTTAGTATGCAAAAACAAGTTTATGATACTTGTAACGTATCAAGATATTTTTCTCCTTTTGAAACTATTATAGGTCACTACGAAAATAAAGATGAACAAATACCAGAAACCTATAGTCAGTATTCTAATATAGCAATGGAAACTTTATTATTAAAATGTCAACCAGCTATGGAAAAAGCTACAGGATTAAAACTATATCCAGCTTACACTTATGCAAGAATTTATAAAAAAGGTGATGTTTTAAAAAGACATAAAGATAGATTTAGTTGTGAGATATCTACGACTATGAATCTAGGTGGCGATGATTGGCCTATCTATTTAAGTCCTAATGAAAATGTAGGTATACCCGATGGTAAAAAAATTACTACTACTAGCCAAGCAAAAGGTAT